CTATGCTGATTCTGCGTCTTGTTTGTGATCATGTTCATTTTGAACCAGGTCTTTTTGAACTGCTTCCATCCTCTTGTTGTAGATACTGTTTGCTGGCATTTCCACGCGTACAGAAACAAACTGATCGATAGGGATATCTATCGGGTCACCACCAACAAAACCATTAATCTCGTTTCGTGCAAACTCAGGCGCATCAGGGTGAGTGCGGTGGTAAGTTTTTACCAACACCGAGCCATCCGGGTTCACTTCATAGTCCAGCCAGATAAGAGGCTGGCGGTTGCGATCCTTGGGAATATCAAATCCACCATCGATACCGCCCCAGGCAGCGTCTGCATTCAATCCAATGCATCCCTCAATCAGGTACTCCCCAGTATACTTACGGGTGACTGTACAACCTTCTGATTCATCGTTAGTTTCAGCGTGACCATCATGGAATATTTTAACAACAGGTGAGGCCGCTTTTAGTGTCCCGTCCGCTGCTTTTGTTGTGTTAACGTTGCTGTAAAATTCTGCCCACGGTGCACCGACATTGCTGACCATGTTGCGGCAAAATAGTCGGGACACCCCAGCCAGTGGTGAGTACAAGTCGACACCATACCCACTCACTACATGATGAACAACCGACCCACTGATGCCGGGGGTTGGCGTATCAGACTCATTAAATGCGTAGAATCCACCGCCATTATATGTCCAGTATTTACCGCCCGAGCCTCCCACACCATAATCGCCAATTCGCACGGCATTGCTGAGAGTGAGGTACTGGAGCAAGCTGGCAACATCCTTCCCACTCAAATTTGTCAGCGTTGCATCTCTTGTCTGCTTACCATTCAGGGCGATATCCAATCCAAGATTTTGGAGAAAGAGTGCTTTGTCCTGAATATCAGCGCCGTTCTGAGATGTATCGAGGAAGAGCGCTCTCATCGCCGCAAGGAGCTGCACATTGTTGGCTTTGTCCGGGGTGATACCCGCAGCGGCCAGAACGGCCAACAGTTCACTCTGGATAATATTGAACCAGTCAGGCCCCGGATAAGTTGGAGGAACGCCGTTCCCGCCTTCGGTAAAGAAGGACGTCACAGCACTGACCACAGGCTTTACTGCGGGCATCACCGGAACGGCTGAATTATTATCGACATGAAACATTGTCGGACCCCTTAATAAAAGTATTCATAGTTAGTGCCTGCCAGCCGGTATTTCGACAGCACGCATTCAAGGTTACGGGCACGGTCAGTCAACAGTGGTGTCATGACGTTATCCATACAGGTGAATCTGCCGCCCTGCATATCCCGGACATCCACCTGCAGCAGCCAGCGATAACGCGCGGGATACAGGGGGTACATGCAGTCACGCATACAGTGATGCGGGAGAACCACCCGTACCGTTACTGTAAACCCCAGCGCCTTCGCCACATCCTCAATCTGCCATGGGGCCAGGCCTCCCTTGCGGTGGTACTTCTCCACAACGGCCGCGCGGCGGTCTTCGACGGTGCCGTTTGGCAGTTCGCATTCTGGCAGGCCGAGATAGGCCTCCCAGTCAGGAAGAAGCAAAAAGGTGGTTTCAGGGCGCATCTCAGACAGCAGTGCATCACCCGATGCCTCTGCCTGGCTTAAACGCCGTGCTAATGCCCGTACAAATTTGGTTAAATCCGCGCTTATCTCACGCGGCCAGGCTTTGCCACGGGGTAAGACCTGCTGCAGGGCATGGAGCCAGTCGTCTACGCTGTGAGCCATGTAATCGCCCCAATCGTAATAAGCTCTTCGGTTGTAGCCGGTACATCAGCCGTGACCGACAGCGTGTAGTCTGTGACGCCGGCAGATGATCCTATTGCCGTGCGCAGGGAGGAAACCTGCAGCTTCTGACCGGGAGACAGGGTTTTCTGCAAAGCCGCCAGGCTGACCTGAACAGCACTTCGTGATGAGTCGTTGTCCGGTGTAATTTTTATGGACATGGCCACTGGTTTCAGCGTCAGCACCACCGGCCAGACCTCAGTACCACCGGGCTTACCAACATAGTTCCCTGTGGCCGGGTCAGCGTGGCGGAAAAGGTACGTCTCCATAGCCGTTCTGTCGGCAGCAGTCGGCGTGATGATGGCGCGATCGTCATAAACCCACGCAAGGCCAACTGTGCCGGAACCGTGCCATACATCAAAGGCCCAGGCGCGACTAACTCCGGGCAGCTCACGCGCCCAAAGAACGTAGTCATGGACAGCACCGCCCACGGGTGGGTTACGCTTTCGAAACAGCAGGCGGTCCAGCAGCTCGTCAATGGGTTCGATATCTGCCCCGCCCGTAATACCGGCGCTGGCCACAATACCGTTACTGTCCGTTCCCGCGAGTGGCGACAGCAGCGTCAGCACCTCACCGGCAGGCAGATTGTCGGCAACACCGGCTTCATCCGCCTGCACCTGTACGGTGACAGCCCCGGCCGCTGGCTGGGATGAACTGACAACGTGGTAAACGATACCACCTGCAGTCTGCATTTCGGTATCAACCGGCAGCGCAGCCGTGCTGGTGAAGGTGACCGGACCGGTGGCAAATGTCGGCTGTTTGCGAATAACCCCTTCGGATGCCGCCGTATCAATAATGGTCTGGTCGTCTGATTTCGGTGACGGAATTATCTGGTCGGCAATCCAGCTCTGGTGGTCATATAAATCGCGCACCTGACTACTGACCGAAACATTAATGGCTTTTTCGACACCCACAGGCGGCAATAAAGGAATATTAAGTTCAATCTCAATATCCCTTTCACCGTCGGCGATAATCTTGCGTAATGTCGGTACATTATACGGCATTGGCGGTGGCCTCCCAGCGACGGCTCAGTTGGATGGTAAGCAGGGATTTGTCAGGGCGCGTCAGGGCCACCGTAAAGTTAATGCGGTCAGCGGCCGCGATCGTAGCCGAGACGTCTGCAGTGCGAACATAACCCGCACGAAGCAGTGGTTGCATGGACAGACGGGCATAATCCTCAACGCGCAGACGAACTGACTCGGTCAGCTTCTCGCGCTCAAGTAGCCAGAGCTTTGAACCCCACGGGGAATCACTGAAGGTGTCACCGGGCCAGCCGCGAGGGTCGCCTGAACCGTCAGGAAGTTCGTCATCGACATCAGCACGGGCATCGGTGAAAAGACAGATAAGGACTAAGGTGACAAGCCCGTCGTCGAGCGACAGGCCGTCATGTTTAATGGTGATATCACCGCGAGATAAGAGATTTTGCCAGCTCAGTCCGATAGTCATAGGGGCGCAGTTGTATCAGCATTGTCGCCATCCTTATGAATATGTTTGAGGAAGGGTTTACCTTTAACAGTAATATCCTCGGTGAACTCAGAAGGACCGACGAATTTAAGTTGAGCGCTATTAATCTCAAATAAATCGTCGGCGGTGTAATTTACCGTTTTCCCTCTTATATCGATTATTCCGTCTTTCTTCAGAATAACCATTGACTGGCCGTCCTGATGATAAAGACAGACGTCCCCGGGTGCCAGCCCTTTTGGACGACAGCGTTTATCTTCAACCGCAATCGCCACCAGACTCTCACGTCTGCCACCAACGGCAAGAATAATTGCCTCGCTGCCAGCAGGTGGGACAGAGGTAAATCCGTACTGCTGAAAACGTTCTACATCGTCATTTATGGCATCAGCCAGCGACTGTACCTGCAGGTTCTGGCGACCCAGGCTATCAGTGACAATACGCACGACGGCGCGGTCAACGAGTAGTCGCAGACGTCGGCCAATCTGATTCAGCGTGCGGCTGAAGTTTGCCGGATTCAGTCCCATGTTGCGGTCACCTTTGCTTTTTTTGCCTTCTTGCCGCTGGATTTAGCCTGCGTCTGAGGAAGGTCGAGTGACTCCGGTGGCACCAGGGCAAGCACTGTAATGCGACCACCATCTCCCTCGGTAAGCGTCACTGACTTGATTAGCCAGGTGGTGTCGAGGTTTTGAATCGGGTCACGAATATCAGTCAGAAGATTGGTCTTCCAGAGCGGCCCAGTATCGCCGTTCTCGCGCCAGCCGGCGACGGTGATTTCGGTGGTATTGGCTTCACCCATCATGCGGGCTTTATACCAGTCACCACGCGTGCTGGCACCGCCTACCGTCAGACTGTCTTCATTCACCAGTATCTTCGGACGGTAGCGGTTAATTTCATCGTCGTCGATGCTGACCTGACGGCCGCCGATGACCTTTGCAGGCTGGTCATCCCATGCTGCACCGCCGGCGCTCGATGAGCCTTTGACGATGTACTGGCTGGCACGCTCCCGCCAGCTGAAGCGCCCACGAGCGGCGAGGATGTTCTCACCGAGGACCAGCGCCACGGAGGCGCGTTTTTTCGACGCACGAGTGATAACCAGATTACCGTCGGCATTCGATGTGAGCAGCACACCACGCTGCTTAGCCAGCCTGTCGAGCAGCTCAAATCCCGTTTCACCCTGTTCCAGCACCACGCTCGGGAAGGCCTCGCCAGTGTCAGTCTCGTTGATGACGGTGATGCCATAGGGCTTCGCAATTTCAGCCGCCAGCTGCTCGATGCGAACACCTTTCCACTGCCCGGATTTATGCACTACCGAGCTGTCCACCAGGTCACCGGTCTTGTCACGTCCCATCACCCTGATGGAGACGTTTTCGGCATCATAGCTCGGAATAAAATCGTCGATGTAGCCGTTTAGCACCTTATCAGCGCCAATGGTCACGGAGCAGGGTAAGCCTTCCTTGATGGTTCGCGGGGCCGCTTCAGACCACTGTGTGGTGATGGTCAGATCAAACTCACCGGCTATAGCGTCCAGCGAACTGGTAACCGACATGTCCGTCCAGCCATCCCACTGCTGACCGGCTACGGTAAGCACCACCGCTTCCGGTTTCTGCGAATTATCCATTACTCAATAACCTCAATGGGGGTAGATGGCAGAATGAAGGACGGGTCACGCAGCCGGTTACGAGAGACGATTGCTTCGCGGGTCTCTGTATCGCCAGTTTCTCGCCATGCCAGTAATGCGGCTGTCGTTGTCACAGTGGTGTGTAACTGGCGAATGTCAGGCAGCTGCGCACCACGAACCCGCACATCATTCACTACAGCAAAACGTAGATCGCGCAAAGTACGCCACAGTTCACGCTGTCCGTTCTCAACGGCTGTCACAGCCTGCTCAGCCAGCTGCTGCGCCAGTTTGTCACCTGCTGCTGTTGCTTCTGTTGATGTGGCAAAGTCCATTGTGGCCACCGCTTCAGCCTGAGCCACTACCGAAGTGACGATCACCATCTGACGAAAGTCGGTGATGTTAGCCTGCAATGCGGGGGATGGTGCAATGACCGTTGCCGGCACACTGCTGGCAATACCCTGGACTCCGTTTGAAGGGGAACTGCTGATGACAGTCATGTCGCCCGGCAGGTTTTTAGTCGCAGCCTCAGCCGCACGCTCTCCGTCCCATTTGCTTTTGAGCTGATCATAAACCCGTAGTGACCATGGCGGCTCACTCACGATATCCCGGATACTGCTGGCCAGACTGGTGAACTGACGAACCAGCTCGCCGGGTTTTGCGATGATGACACCCGCGAGGTCCTTGAAACGACTCGCGCGGTCCACCCAGTCAGTCAGCCCTGAGGGGATCGTCGGCAGATTCATTACCAGTCCCTGCATGTCATCAAGAAGGGTGTCGGTCATGTCACCCAGCCCGTCGAGAGCAGCAAAGTAATCACCATTGGCCAGCGCCTCTTTCACGGCATCGGCGGCACTGAGGGAAGTCAGGCTGGTGTTTTCTTTGGGGGCCGGGAACAGGCGTTCGCCCGCCTCGAATACCTCAAAGCTGATATAGGCAATACCGCCTTCTTCAGTGCTCAGCCGGTGGGAAACCTTGCCCACCTGAACCTTCTGTATGCCAAACCACGGATGAACCAGTTCGCCTGGCCCCGCTGTATTAAGCGCCCTTAAAAGCGCTTCTAACTGCTTTTGAAAGTTCTTGCCGAGGAGTTTGCCGTTGATTTGCTGCTGGGTCAGCACGGCACCATTATCTTCAGTCCAGCCCGTTTCTTTTTTGGGATAGGCGCGGGGGATCGCACGACGGCCGCTGGTGCCCTCATCCTCAACCAGAAAGAAAGTTACATTGCGAAACGATGCTTCGCGCAGGGATTCCCATTCACCTGTTGCCATCAGTTCTGCTCCACGTTAGAGACGCCGGACTGGGCGCTGAGAGTGATGCCTGGCTGGTCCATTTTGACGCTTTTCACCCGGGCATCACCTTCAACGACCACGCGAATCTCACCCTTCAGGGACTGAGGAACGGCGGGATAAGCGGGGGGCTGGTTCTGTGGCTGCAGGCTTGCCCAGGGCTGTGGGTTGGCGATTTGTGGATCATTGCCAGCTGTCGTAAACCAATCTTTGACATCATTCCATATGGTGCTCCTATTATTATTTTCCTGGACCTTGCGAATTAACTCATTTTTTTGGTCATCAGATTCAGGGAAAGGAACTATTGATGCAATTTCGCTAGCGGTTGCAATAGTAGAAGTCACCAACCCGGAATGTATTGATGGCGGTTTTTTATCTGGGACATCAGGCAAATCGGGGCCATTTTCAGAACCACCCATCCCTCCTTTTCCCATATTCACAACATATACGGGCATGACTCCTGAACCAAACACATCTGAAACACCTTTTGGTATACCTTTGCCTTTACCTACACCCAGAATATCCAGAGCCCCTTTCCCTAACTGAAAGGCTTTGCGGGCCGCAATAATACCGCCAACTGCAATAGTGATATTTTTGCCAATTTCCAGCCAACGCTGGACAGTTTCCTGGTCAACAGAATTCAAAGCATCAGCCAGTTCCTGCACGGGCTTTGCCAGATTACTGTTGGTGAATTTTTTCCAAGTTACATTCAGGCTGGTCATGGCGGACGTGAAATCCTGAGCAGCATATTTTGCATCAGATAAAATACCTGAACCATCAGCTACAACGCCGTTATATCGCTTAAGATTTTCAGCACCTTTACCAGTTGTCACACTACTTAGTAAAAGAATACTGTCCTGATTAAAACCGGCTTCGACCAGACGTTTATTTTGCTCTTTAGCTCCTTTATTACCTGAACGCTTAGCAACTTCCTCCATTAATTGAGGAAGTGAACGCATTTTTCCATCATTACCGAAGACGTTAATACCATTACGCCCCAATTCTTTAACAACTTTTGGTGCTTGTAAGTCACGAATAAGGTTTTCAACAGCAGTAGCAGCTGTATCACGATCGCCAGTGGCATCAATCGCAGATTCCATTGCGACACCGACATCCTTGATACCCTTTACACCTTTACCGCCAGCAGCAGAGTACATTGAAAAAGCGCGAACACCTTTTTCAGCAATGTCCTTTAATTCAAATGCACCTTCTTTACCCAGTTTATTCAGGGTATCCATCGCCTCAAGTGTTTGTTTTTCACTCGTCACCTGAAATTTTGGAAATTGAGCGAACAACCCCCCAATAGACTCCCCTGAGCCACCTGAGGCTGCGATTGAAGCCGCGAGGTTGTCTTTATTCTTGACACCAAAATCAATATCACCGGTGACAGTACCGATTTTTTCAACGGCACTGATGACCTCGCTGTCATCAACCCTGAACTTGATAGACGAATCCTGAATACCGCTAAAAATTTGCGCCATCTCAGCCCTAGTCTTTTCTGCCGCCAGCCCCATTCGGGTTATTCGACGATCTGTCTGGGCAAATTCACGCAGCATCGCGCCGCCCGCAAACCCTGCAATCATGCCGGTATAGCGATTACCCAGCGCATCAAGGCCACGTCCTGCAGCGGCGGTGGTGGCCTTAACGACGGACATGGCCCGTTCATTGCGGCGGGCGAACTCGGACATATTGGCACCGTACTGGCGGGCCTTGGCCGTCAGGTTCCCGGCCAGGTTAATGAGGATTTCAGTGGTGAGGCGGCTTGCCATGTTGCTTCCTCAGTTGGTCTGTCAGACGAAGCAGTTGCCGCAAGGGCAACTGCTGGAGGTGGTTAATATCAAAGCGCTGTGAAAGATTGACGATGAGACTACTGAGCGCCGTCGCCAGCGGCATCAGGTCGCCCCCGCTTGCCGGTCTCCGCCAGTAAGTCATCCATTGCACCCGCTTTTTCTGTGAGTAACTCCAGATCCTCAGGATGGAAGGAATACAGTTGTTTGACAGACAGCGGCCCAGGAATCGTGCCAACACTCAGAATCTGACGGCGCAGCATCTCAAGTCCCATAAGCACCTCAGAGCAGTAAGCGACGGCCTTGCCATTTTCACCGATAACCACACGCTCAGCTGCCAACTGGGAATTAATGACATCTTCTGACGTCAGTTCACGGAAGGTAACACTGGTGTGGCGTGCCTCGTCTTCTGTGCCTTTACCTGTGACAAAACCATACTTCAGTTTGACGCTCATCTGTGCCATGGCTTACACCTTCACCAGTTTGGTGCCAATGAAGTTGGCACTGATGGTGCCGGCATCTTCGTCCAGTTCTGCCGGATTGTCAGTGGCTGAGCCGGTCATCATATAATTGAGGCCATTATCACCTTCGAACATGACCGTTACCTCTTCCCAGCCACTGATTTCAATCACATCCATGTCAGCGGCTGCCGCGATGGTCAGCTTGATGGATGGCGCGGCCATCTTGCGGGACAGGCCCCAGACCTTACCGCCACCCATATGTTGTGTACGGGCAAATCCTCCCGGGTTCAGGGTAGACTTGCCTTCTGTTTTAATCTCGCGCCCGTTAATTCGGATGGACGCCATCCCCAGAATGCTCGACATAATTCTCCCTTACTGTTTGAATTGAATGAGACCGGCCAGCACGCGGAGCTGATTGACCAGGTTCGGATGCGCCACGAAGTTCAGGCGGTTGGCATCGCTGCCATCGATATCGACGTCCAGCGTTTCTTTATAGTCTTCAAAATCCTCCACCAGACCTGCCGGCACCAGTTCGGTCAGCGCAATATCCAGTAACTCCGCGCGCGCAATTTTCGGCGTCATGACGGGCTGGCCCGGGTCGAGCAGCTCCAGCACATCATCACCGGCCAGCTTGTGGCGCGGATAGCGACTGGAGAAGCGATTCTTGATGATGTAACGGATGCGTCCAAGTGTTGCCGGCGACTGCACATCAAGGTATGACGTATCCGGATCGCCGTACTGGTTCACCCGGAACATGGTGATTTCACGCTCAATACAGACGTTGCCGCCGGCGTCAACAAAGTGCGTGGCCATGCCGTCATGAAGCAGCAGGTTGCGCTCCTGCATATCCCAGCGAACTTCTTTCGCCGGTGGGAGAATGCCTGGCAGAACCAGCGTCTGCAGCGGGCGGGCCGGATCAATGGCCAGATAGTAGGATGCGATGCCACCGTAGGATGCGGCCCAGAGCCAGTGTGGCTGAGGAGCCAGGTTGGTGGACATGCAGGAAATCAGCCAGTCATTACGGGCATCACCGAACGTACCGCTCTCAGCGTGCGTTCCGCGATAGCCCGCCCAGAGCTGGGCCTCAATCATCTTCAGTGGTCCCCAGCGAACAACCAGCTCATCACGCATTTTGTCGAGGCTCTGAGTGTCGTTAAAGGCAAACTCAATATCGGTGTACCAGTCATCACCGAGCGCTGCGACGACAGCCGTGATATCCGGTGTTCCCGTACCGCCGGTAAAGCCGGTCAGGGTGATATTAATCCCCGCAGGCAGTTGCTCACCGGTATAGTAATTCAGGCGTACATCCATGCCGTTGGCGCTGACACCTTTCCAGTTGGCAGTCAGCTCAACCGTGTCCGTCGTGGTGGTCTTGAGTGCTGCAGTCACCTGCGTGGAGGCCAGTTTTGTTACCGCATCGATAATGGCCGTGGCGACATGATCACGGTCATCGCCTTTCTCAACACCTACCTGAACCGAAACGCCATTAATCATCAGAGCCACCGTTCCGGCGGCCGTCGCTGTGCCGACCACTGCCAGCGTGGCTTTTGCGGCCGCGCCGGTTGTCAGGTCTGCAACACCCATAGCCCAGGTTTCGGTATAGCTATTTGCCTTGCGGTGGATCTTCAGCATTTCAGCGAGCTGGGAGCCTTTGCCGTACAGTGTCTCCGCCATACCGTCGCTGGTGATGCGATGCTGGGTCAGTGCCGCTGCCGTGCCGGCTGAGCCCTGATGTCCAATAACAATCACTTTGCGGGACTGCGCCGGCGCGCTGCTCATTGCCTGTGAATTGTCAATTTCGATGTATACCAGCGGGACGCGGATATCATCAGGAATGCTGCCAAGTGCCATTGTTATTTCTCCACGGCTTTACGTTTCTGGGTCTCAGCCGTAACCGGCTCAGCGATATCGGTGACGGTCACATCACCTTCCGCCTGGCGACGGTGCCACCAGGCACTCATCGGCAGGTTTTCACCCTCAGGCTTCAGATGCTCGCCATTGGATTTACGGACCCGCAGGCCTTCACGGGCAGGTTTAATCAGGTGGTTCATGGGTTCTGCTCCCTTACGTTAATCACACCGTCAATTTCGGTTGCGCCACCATTCACTGCGAGCGTTGCCCCCAGTCGCAGGAAGTCCGGCAGTGCGCTAATGTCGATCTCTTCATCCAGCCGGAACTCCTGTTCCCATGTCACTGCCCACATGGTCAGCCCCAGTTCGTTGAGGCCAGGGGAGTAGATGTTGTCAGCACTGATGGTGCTGGCGGCACGCTCCGCTTTCATACCGGATGCCGCCTCCCGGGAGGCGATACGACGGGCCAGCTTGCCGACCAGGACTTCGCAGCGGGTATCGCGGGGATGCGCCCATGAATCGGTGGCCATGATGTAGGCCGCCCAGGTCACATCACCGATCGTGCCGCCGGCACGCTGGCGGATGTTGCGGATACGCAAAGCCGCGATGCGAATGCAGCCATCGCGATCGGAGAGGTAAGTTTTTACCTCTGCCGGGGTGTTGAACTGGCCGATATGCCGCTCAATCACCTTCACCTGGTCAGGGTTGTCGCCCTGCAGTACCGGCTTAAGCCAGGCCACAATGTTTTCGGCGGCCGCAATAGTGCTGCCTGTTGTCAGCAGCGGGGGACGCTGATTCATGGAAGTACTCCCTGCCAGAAATCGCCGATGACATGCATCAGCTCTTCTGAGTTTTCGGATGACAGCCCGAGATATTCGCGCTGCGGGATATCCATCAGGCGCTTATGCGCACCGACGGATTGCCAGACACCGTGCTTCAGGGCACGGCCAAACGCCTGAGTGATGAGGCGTTTGTGGGCACTGACGGAAACGCTGCCGGCAAAGCCGTCCTGGTGAACACCCGCGTAACCCAGCGGCGAACCGACACGAACGCGGCCACGTTCGACGATGTGCTGGATGCTGTCCATCAGCCCACCGTCGCCCTGCAGCAGGCTCTGGTTACCGTGCCGGGTTTTGCGGTAATCCTCAGACCAGTCCTGCCATTTTTCACCGGCCGGGCTGGTCTTCTCATCACTGATGCGGCGGCGGGTCTGGGATTCCACAACAGCCCCGATACTCTCCAGCAGTTCTTCCTGCAATGAGCTGTCAGAGAGTTTCTCGATGGCCAGGCGGATTTGCGCCAGCTTTTCCGCGCCCATGACCTCAACCGAAATCGCCATTACAGCACCCCACGCAGCTTGTTGCGGGTAAACAGACGTTCGTTATCCGAGACGATGATGATTTTGCCGCTGTCGGTTTCCGGGGGCTGTGAAGCCACCGGCAGGCCGAGGTCACGTGTACCGTTGGCTATCTCCTTCAGCGTGCGGATGGCCTCGTCGTAGCGCTTCTGGATGAGGTCGGTAATCTGACTGTCTCGTTCGGACAGCCAGTAAATCGCAATGGTCACCGCCACCCGGTGAAGTGGACGCGGGATCGGGGCGATATTCAGTGGAAGCTGAAAGCGCTTCGCCAGAAACGAATTAATCTCTGCATCCGCATCATCAATGGCCGTTTCAATCTTCGCCTCGTCCAGTTGCTGCGTGGATTTGTCGATGGCCATGTTCCAGACCAGTGACCCGTCCACGGCCAGCAGGTCATCCCGGGTGACATAAATGCCCATTACGGCTTCTCCGCTACCGTCTCAAGTACGGTGACAACCAGCATCGGTTCCAGCTTCAGCCGTGCAGCATCCTCATGGCTGATAAAGCAGTCAGCCTGGATGCCCAGGTGGGCATTGTTGGCTGCGTTATCCGCCTGCGGGTCGTCGCTGGCAAAGACATGCACTGGCTCACGAGGCCAGAAGCGGCCACAGCGATAAAAGCCAGTATCACGGACGGCACGAACCTCCAGGGCCACCACATCATCAGTGTCGGGCACCAGCGGCTCGGACCCTGCCGGCTCGCTTACATCTGGCTGGATACCCCCGATGCTGACGGGTTGTGAACCCACCGGAAGGTCATGCCCTGGCAGGACGACTGGCGACTCATGTCCCGGATTGTCAGTAACAACAACCGGTGCCACTTCCGCCGATGGTGCCGCGCCAGTGCTGTTTTCAGTGACTTGCTGACCCTCTGCCTTTGTTTTCTTTCCACTCACAATTCCATCCTCTTTGAGTCCGGTTTAACCGGCCTTTTAAGACCAGTTAAACGCGAGTGACGATATGGGTTACGTAATTACGTGTTATTTGACGTAAGGGCTGACCAGGACATCGACATCTTTGTAATAGATGTTGGATGCGCCGGCGTCGTTGTTGACGGCTTCAATCAGTTTTTTCGCCGCAGCACGGTTACCCTTGCCGACAACCAGCAGCGTCGGAGAGACACCCAGTGGTTCACCGTTGGATTTGGTCAGACCGAGCATCGCCGAGACTGCCGCTTCATAGTTCGCCGTTGTCAGTGCGGCTTTGGAGCCGACAGCGGTCTGCCAGAAGCCGTAGCCCACGTTGCATCGGCCATCGGTGCCGAACAGGAACTCGTTATTGGTGAACGTGTGTTCATTGTCCAGGTCATCGAGCGCCTTGAAATCAAACGGGCGTCGGTCCTGGAAAATGATTGGCAACAATGCCTGAGTGGCATCCACCAGGAACCAGGGTTCACCGGTGTCTGTCGCTGGCGTGCCGACAACGTTGCTGGCCGTGCCAGTACCGACAGGGTGATCGCTGTCGAAGAAGTACTGCCCGTCGAAACAAGTGGTGGTGAAACCATCGCACAGCAACTTAAAGACCAGTGAGTCAGGGAACATAGTGACGCTGCGGCCAAACTGCTCGGCAATGACGGAGTACTGGCCAAGCTGATCATCTTCGATTTTTTCACGCTTGACCTTGATGGAACTTTCCCAGGTCTTGTTGGTGATGCTGTAACCCATCTCTTTTAATGTCAGAAGCTGACGGGTGGAGACCCATTCTTTAATCCCAGGGAAATCATCCAGCCAGCCATAGGTGTTGGACGCGCCACTGCTCGGCACCACCGTTGCTACCGAGCGGAACTGAGGAGTGATACGCCCCACGCCACGCGCAAAAGCAGCGCTCAGGGACGTGCTGAGGGCATTGAGAATGCTTGCATCGATCGTGATGGCCATTAACGGACTCCTTCTTTATTACGGGCGGCGAGAAACTCTTCCTGGGTGACCCCCATGGAACGGCACATGGCAATTTCGGCTTCATTCAGGGTGACGTTGCCTTTGTCGTCCTTGCCCTTAGTCGGGTCTGCACTGACCAGTACCGGGGCAGTCTTCACGAAGCCGGCGAACTGCTCACGACCCGCCTCACTGCGACAGGTGGCGAGGTACATCTCGCGGTTGGCCGGAGCGACTTTGCCGTCGGCAATGGCGGCATCCACCAGAGCAACTGCCGCCTTATCGTCCAGCACTTTCAGTTTGCCTTCCGCGCTCTCGGCACGGTTGAGCGCCAGCTGGTGCGTCTCGACAGGAATAAACTTCGACAGGTCCGGGTTTTCGGCGCGGTTCAGCGCCACCGTTTCGCGGTCTTTAATTTGCTGGATGGCTTTTACCGCGTCATCGACAGACGCAGCAGCAGCGAGTCCCAGCACCGTCACAATCTGGACAGGTACGGTCATCTTGTGGTTCTCCGAGTTAAGGGCAGGAAAATCAAGGTTGGGTTTGTTGGTCAAGCCCGCGCTGGAAATGCGGGTCACCTGACCGTCGGCGGTATAGCCAAATGCAGGGCTGTAATAGCGGTACTTCTTGCCACGGACCAGCGCTTCACCATCGGGCGTCCATTCCACGTGCGCTTCAATGACGCCGTCGTCGCGGACGCGATAGTCGTCAAGCCAGGCATACGCAGGGGCTTCTTCGCCCTTTGGGCCTTTCAGCTCTGTGGCGTGTTCCATATCAAACGGAAGCTTTGGATAGCTCAGGGTGGCACTGATAACAGCTTCGGGCTGGTTGTTCACCCAGGAGCGACCATCGCGGCCGGCGAACGTGCCCGCCGGTATCATCGGCAGCCACTCAGGCAATGGCGCGCCATCGTCAGCCGATGGCAGTTCGAAGCACAGCGCCAGAAGTTCGATTTGCGGGAGCGATTTGCTCATGATGCTGTCCGTTGAAAAAGAGTACGGACAGTATGTGGAGGGTAAAATAAAAGCCGGATTTACCGGCTTCACTGTAAACGAGGCGGGGAACCCCGTTTAAAACACGTTTAAAAATCGCTGTAAGCGTTTAAGAAATTTTCATAGCGTCATCGTATCATAAAGCGCGATAACGCCACCATGAGCGATTCAGGTGCGTTACCGCTTCGCTTACTCACCTGCGTCAAAGGCCTGTTGTTTCATCTGCAGCTGGCGCTCCAGCTCCACCCGGCGGCCGGTGCCGGGATTGTAGTCCCATCCCGGGTCGATACCCTCAGGCACCATCTCTTCTTCACCGGTGCGTTTGTTCAGCCATTTCACCCGTTTGACTGCCGGTGCCTCGGTACGCACCGGCACAGAGTTGCGCGTGACATGGCCTGTCGGATTGCCGTTGTCATCGAGCTGCTGCACGGTGCGTGTCACGCCATTCTTCTGCAGTTGCTGGTACTCGTACTTGCTGACCTGTCGCACTCCGCACTTACAACCCCAGCCATTGGGGCCAATGTGCGTGGCCCAGAAAGGATCATCGACTGGAAGGCAGAGGTCAGCCCATTGCAGGTGTTCGTGCCGGTGCTCGCGCGACGGGCCCAGCGTGTAAAGCAGATAGGGCATGGCGCGTTTGGTGCGCTCGATACGATCCCACTGGCCCGCGCTGCGAGCCGTGCGCATGTTGGTGTCATAAATGGTACGCAGGCGTCTGTCGCTGCCGAGCTGCACTGCTCTGGTCTCCTGCGTCAGCGGGTCATCCATCATCTGTACCCCCCACCATCCGCGTTTCACCAGCAGGGGTTTGAGCGTCTCACGAAATTGCGTAAAGGTCTGCCCGTTCTCGAGCGCCTCCTCCAGGATCGTCTTCACATCCTGCAGCAAATCGAGCTGGGTCATCTTTGCCACGGTAAAGCCGACACTCTGCTCGTCACGCCAGACATCGCGATAATCAAACCCCGGCTTCAGGTTTTTGGACTTCAGCCAGGCGAGTGCTTCCTTCGGGACAATGGACGGTTCAGCCATCATTAACATCTCCCAGTGCACGGGCTTTAAAACTCAGCAGCGCCAGCTGCTGCACGAACTCATCCGGCTTCAGTGACTGCTGCAGTTCCGGCAGGCGGGCAAGGAACTCATCAAAAGTGTCCACCTCGTTCACCAGTTGCAGCACCGGACTGGTGAAGGCATCACCGGTACGCGCCCAGTCTTTGAGGCCTTCGGCCACCAGAGCATCAATGTCATCTTCCTGGCTGCGGTTGAGGGCAATCTGCTCGCGATTCAACGCCGTGGCAGGGGCGAACGCGGTAAAGGTATTGGACGGTGCCAGAACCGTTGCGCCAGCTTCCGGCTCTGCCAGACCAAACTTGTCACGAATTTCCGACTCCTGAACCTTCATCCCCCGGTCAATCAGCGGGGTCAGTGCATCCACGAATGCCTTCAGGTCTTCGGGTTCGCTGAGTCGCAGCTCAATGCGTGGGTAGTTTTCCTGGGGGCCATAGTTGAACTGGATGAAGGGGCGCACCAGAAACTCATTGAGTGTGTCCGCCAGCTGCCGTGCATCCCAGCGCGCAATGTCCATACGCACCCTGTCATGCACATCGGCCTGTGCCCGGGAGCTGCCGTCATCGGTGGTCATGGTCTGGCCCAGCACCGCTTTGCTGGTCTGGGCATCACACCAGTCGGCCATCTCTTTGAACAGTGCGCCACCGCCCGTGCGGCTCGCCGTCTCCACCATGTCGAGCTTCATGCTCTCAGGAATGGCGCAGCCAGCATCAGAAGCCAGCGTGGCAATGGCATCTATCAGGGTGCGGATTTGTTCCGGGCTGGCATTATTGCCATATCTGCCGACGACCATAGGCAGGCCGAACTTCTCACCGAAGGCCCACCAGTCCCGAACGGTGAATGACTTCAGCATGTACATAACCGCCACCAGACGAGCCAGCCCGTTGCGCAGCGGCAGGCCAGACTTCAGGCGGGGCTGATGAACAATGTATTTGCCTGGGTTCAGTGGCTCACCCTCGACAGGCTCCTTCTCGGTAATAAGCCGGAACTCGCGCAGGGTATCGAGGTCTGGCTTCAGGAAACGCTGGTCCACCCACTCATAATCCCGGGGTTTCCACATCGCATCCCGCGTGTTCCACAGAATTTCACAGACACCGACGCCTTTGCCCAGCCCGTCAAGCAGGTCGAAGAGCAGCTCAGGCACCTGCGGCTGCTCCATCAGGTGGCGTACCGCGTCAGCAAGCTGCAGGTCGCTGTCATCGTCACTGGCGGCGACCACCGTTGGCACAATTCCCGCCACCGTCAGTTTGCGGGTACGCAGCACACTGGCGTAATGGAGGTCCCGCTCCTCCATCTCTTCTGCCAGGATGAAGTAATCACGGGCATTTCCGTCGGCGGCATTGCGCAGTATTCCCGCCAGACGGCTCGGAGATAAGGTGCTGGCAACGCTGACCCCCGATGAAGGACGGCGGACACTCATACTGCGGCCGCGCGCCTCAGCCTCTGTTATATCAGTGTCATTGACGACAACAGCATCCCCTGTTGCGGGGTGCAGAAGGCGGCGAACCGCGCCGGCAAGTTGTTTAAGCATCAGAGTAATCCCCGCTGATTTTTAAGGCCCCGGGTGAGATGCATCTGGCGGCGATCGTCATCACCGTCCGGACGATGTCTGCTATCCCGGGTTTTATTGAGACGGTGCAGCTCATACCGACGGCACTCTTCTTTACTGGCCAGAAACGCCAGGAAGATGGCATAGGCACTGTCACCGTGGCGCTTGTGGCCATCGCTACCGGTATTCTCCCGGTCATCAATTCCCGGTGTACCGCGCAGGATGACGATCTGCCCAAGGTCGCTGATAACATCTTCATGCTTAGGCAGCACCAGTTCGTCGTCTTCAAAGGCCGATTTAAAGCGGGGCATGTTCTCCCGATAGTGGCCAACGGAAGGCATGACCACTTCAACTTCATCGCCATAGCGTTCAGCAGCCTGCTCGGCCAGATAGTTACCGTTCCCACGACCATCAAGTTTGATGCCATCCCTGCGGGGAAGGCGATCGCAGATGAAGAACAGCACCTGCTCCTGCTGCTTGTAGGGCACATTGGCCAGCTCTACCAGGAACGGCACGGTACGGGTGGTGTCGTCATTTACTGTCATTGGGGCATAAACAGTGAGGTGACCGGAGCGGGCGAAGTCTTCCCCAAGGCAGTGGCGCAGATTTTGCGGGAGCTTATCCAGCTCAGGCTGAATGACCTTCTCAATCCACTCCTGCATCTCGCGTGCGCGAATGCCCTCCGGAGTGGCGTTGAACGCCGACGAGCCCGTGAAGCGCAACACCGGGCCTGACCCGCGAGCAGCTCGTTCACGAATGGAGCGTGGCAGATACGTGCCGCCGCCGTTCTTCGGCTCACAGTAATATTCTTCCCGGGCATCTTCCTCGGTGGCCGTATCACTCAGAAGGTTGGCCAGCCATTCAGCCTCTTTCTCCGCAGACCATGTGTCTTTTTTCACCTGACAGATACGTTGGTAGAGCCCCTCGTTGATCGCTGTCTCGATATCAACCCGATGGACGGAATAGCGCTTTTTACCTGCGCGGCTGTCCTGTATCAGGGTATTGAACAGGTTTTCAATGCCGTTGTGGGTGGAGATAAGACGGACTTTTGCCCCCCACATGGTGAGCGCCAGTGCCGCTTTGAGTACCGCAGCAAGGTCTTTCTGGAAACCGGCTTCATCAATGATGACGTTGCCCTGCATACCACGCAGGTTCGACGGGTTGGAGGACAGCGCCTTGATTTTGAAGCCGCTGGCAAAGTTGATAACGTAGACCAGGATATCTTTGTCATCATCGTTAAGCACTTCTTCACCGGTATCAGAGGCTGCCAGACCGTAGGCCTTTGCCCACATCGCACAAGCATCGATAAACTCTCGCGCCATGTCCTTGGTGGTGCCGACGTAAAAAGTATCGCTACCGCCAGCACTGGCAGAAAGGGAGCCATTCAGTGCCGCATCAGCCGCCTCTGCCCAGGTCAGACCGGTACGGCGCGATTTCTCCGCAATCTTGAGCTGGGCATCATCCGCAATCCACCGGCGCTGATAAGGCAGCAGTACCTGATCTGCGTCAAAACGGCCGGAAATAATCGCGGCCGCAGACTGATTACGTAACTGTTCCTGCTGGGTATAGGTCATGTTGCAATCCCCAGAATCTGGCGACGAATATCAGCGGCGGTCTCCGCTGACAGCCCGGCTTTTTTGGTGATGGTTTCCGCCTCTGCAGCGACTTTCTCGGCAAAGGCCTGCTGGATTTCCTTCTCACGTTTGTGGCTGGCCATCGCGGCGGCTTCCAGTCGCTGGGCAACCAGTGCCAGCTGCCCCAGGGCTTTTGGCTCTACCGGGTTGTCGCTCTCGGCCATGGACATGGAGGTTTCAAACGCCAGCGTTTTCACAAACTCCATCAGCAGCTTGCCGACGTCAGAGGTCGGCGCTGAACCCAGTTTGCCAGCCCAGATTTCAGCCATCTCACGGGAGGCGCGGATTTTAGAGCCGAACTCTTCCATACGGCTGGCATAGCGGTTCAGACCGGTGCGGGAGAGTTTCATGTCCTCCGGCAGGTTGTGCTCAGCTATCAGGTCGTTGATGGCTTCGCGGATTTCTTCCTGGGTGTGACGTTTGTCGCGCAGCAGCTGGTGCAGCTGGTCGCGAACCACATCCGGAAGGAGGTCTATCTTTGAGGGGCGTCCACGGGTCGGACGTTGTTCATTTGCCAAGCTCCCTCCCCAGACCTTCTGCGAGGTCGTTGCGGCAGGTTTCAATATCACGCTTCAGCAATTGGTTAAGCCGTTTACATTCCGGGTCGCTGTTCAGGAAGGTATTGAGATAGCTGTCGGGCGCGTTGCGATCGTAGGGCTTCCCCAGTTTCTCTTCATAAAATTTGGCGATCATGTTGACCTCAACGTCAGCGCAGACAATCACCGTGGCAAGTTTGCGGATAACCTCTCGTTCTCCCCGGGTCAGTGGCTTGGGCTTTGTCATGATTACCCCCGTGGCCGTGGTTTTTTAACACCGGGAATGGTAGCAAGACCGCTGGCCACCTCATCACCACGGCCGGTGATTTCCGCCACATAGCAGCCCGAGACATCGCTCAGCGTAACCAGGCCCTGCTCACGAAGCCAGGCAAGCTGGGTGCGAACGGTATCGCGGGAAACCTTATGGCCATATGTCTGCAGACAGGTCTGCAGGATTGACTCATTGGCACTGTCGCCACAGTCAAGAAGAGATCGCAAAAGGACCAGACGCTGGTCCTGGTCGAGTAAATCACGCATGCTCATAGCCTCTATTTGTCCTTCAGTTCATTTTCCAGAAGTAAATCGCTGATGCGGGATGCCTGTCTGAGCGTGCCGGAGAATTCACGTATCTCACCACGCAAATTGCTCATATCAAGCTGCAGGTTGTGCAGTTCCTGACGGGTTGGCATACCTTCAACAGCTTTTTCAAGAATGTTCAGCCGGCCGCTGACTTTCTCCATCTCCTCACGGCGGGCATAGGTTTTCGCCAGCAGAAGATGGAGCAGGTTCACGCCTGACATGAACAGTGCCCAGATGATCGCCCAGTTACCTTTAACGACTTCCCAGTCCACGCTTCCCCCTTTTTTCTCTGATGTCCTGACAGGTGAAACAGGTCACCGCATCGGGGCAGGCAGCCAACCTGTCGGCCGGAATGTCATTACCGCAGTCGTTACAGAAACCGGGTTCGTCAGGCTGCTCTTTAACCCGGTTTAAATGGCTGTTTAACACGCGCTGTCGTTCTTCGGTTTCGAGGTTGCTGGCGTGATCAAAGGAATCTGTCATTTGGGCATCACCGCCTTGTGCTTACTGGATTTGCTGTATCGGGCAAAGCCGTCCAGTGTCCTGAAACCGAGATATCCCAGCGCCGGTGTCGCCAGCATCAGGGAGATATCCCAGTCAGGGGCTGGCATGGAAAAAACATGACCAAACCCGGCTGCAATAGCGCCAGCCTGCTGCCCCAGCGACATCAGCATCACATAAGCAATGCTGCTGTAGAGCGACAGTCGCGCCATACGTGGCCGGGTCTGGCGGACATATTCGTCGGTGGCGTTGTCACCGTTGCGGATGGTTTCCTGCTGTTCGTGGTGTGCGGCCTGCTGGTCTGCCAGCAGCGCCTTCTGACGCTCAAGCTGATACTGTTCCAGCTGGACTCTCAGGGATTCAAGCTGGACGAACTGCTCGGGTGGCAACTGGGCCAGCTTCTGCTCAAGCACCCGCTGCTGGTCCTGGGGGTTGATGGCTCCATTAACGGTTTCAACAATGCCGGCGACGGAATCTGCAGTCCTGGCGGCATCACCGCCAAACCAGCCGCCAACGGTACGAACGAGAGAGGGACCCGCTTTGAGCAGCACGGAAGCGATGGTGGTGAGGGTTACTGGATCCATGCGAGCAGCCCCTTACGCGAAACCCACAAACAGAAGAGGACGCCAAGAAAAGCACCAGCCGGAAAAAGAAGTAAAAGGATAGCGGGTGTTGCATATAGTGAACTAAGTAAAAGGCAAATGAAGCCGCCCGCCCAGATAACCCACGACCAGAAATAAGCGTAACGATTGAGATGACGCTCTGCCTGAATCAGATGATATGGAAGGTTACCAAGGAAGATACTGAACCCCAGCAGTACCACCCCGGAGAATGCCAGCCACCACACCATGAAGGCAGGTCGTCCGTGGAAACTACACAGAAACATTGAGATGCCTGCCAGCACCAGGATGGTCCAGCCGGACTGACAAACGCGGAGTAATGCCTGTTTTAACCAGGTCGTATCAAACGATTTAAACACAGTGTTTTTCCTTATAACGCTGGCACTGCCAGACGATGTCTCTGATATCAACGGAGTCCCAGCCTTTGCGATAGAAACTGGCGTGCGTTCCATCGTGGCCGGTGTAATCAACCGGAACAGGAGGTGGCCCGTTTGCCACCCGGTGCTGCACTTCCTGACGGAGGCGGTCACGCCGCCCCTGTCGCATTGAGCCTTCCCAGCCTTTCCCCATGCTCAGCTCCGGGTAACTGACTGCTGACCACCAATCACTTCCTGACAGGCGTTCGCCAGCTCATCGAGACGGTTGAACCAGCCATTGAGATATTTGCCCTGGGAAGAATTCGATTTGATGATGTCGGCGTAATAACGGGCACGGCGCAGGAAGCAGCGATTCAGGAGCCATTCCGGGTCAGCGCCAATGACAGCCCGTGAGGTGTTCGGCCCCACGATGCCATCGGCGGTCACGCCTGCTGCCGACTGGAGCTGGCGAATTGCGGCTTTCACGCCATGCTGCACGGCCGAGTCAAAGACGAAGAGAGAGATGCCATCAGGCCAGTCGGTGCAGAACGCCGCCTGCCAGTAGTCGCGGAAGTAGATTTGAGCAGCCTGCTCATGTGTCAGATCTTTGATGGCTGTGTCAGGTTTGCCGTCACCATTGACGTCGGTCTTGCCGTCGGCAATACCATCGCGTTTGTCGGAGATACCGAACTTGGTTTCGCCGCCATTATCGGTGGGATCATTGACATACCCGCCTTCTTTGCCGAGAACGAAATCAAGTGCGTGCTGGAAGGAAGGGGAAAGCAGTGGTGTTGTCATTCCGGAACCTCAATGAAAGTGGTTAATGCACTTTCACCAATTTATTCCGGGTATAAAAAAAGCCGGATTTACCGGCTTCATTGAGTGTTTAGAGTATTAGTAAAATAAAAACTCTCGATAACTATGCAGAGTCCAAGCTGCCACAAGTAGCAGTAAAACAATGAAGCTAATGCTTTTATCCGTAACAGCAGGATATTCTTTCGCTGTTTTCAAAAGTGCTTTTCTTTTCAGCAGATAGAGAAAAAAAGGAAGAATAAGAAAACTCAAAATAGCCCAAACTACAGGATGCAACCCCTTTCGGTATCCCTTTTGAATTCCATCCGTCACAACATAGCTTCCTATATTATGGCTGCTGGCGTCAAAAAAAACCCAAAATACGCAGATAATGGCAACGACATCAACCAATACTCCACCGCCCATAACAATCACCCCATATCTAGAGAATATTGTCTCTTACTTAATTCTAACCTACGCATACGCTTGATAGCTTTATACACCGTTTTGTAGGTCACATGGTAGCGCTCAACCAATTCGGGAACATTATCGCCAGTGAAGTCACGCCAGATTCGCATGTCACGAACCAGATACTCCAGTACCTGACCACGTGGAAAATAAACCTGCATTCCGCCAATTTTACTGCTGATAGCGGCAACTAATTCAATCGAATGTTTAGGCTCGTAACCCAGACGCTCCAGCTCGACGCGAAGTAGCGCATTCAGTTCGGACAACAGTGAAGGGAATCGTGCCCCTTCAATTTCATCATCAATATGGTCAAGAATACTGTCGTCGCGTACATCATCAAAGAGTTCGCCATTCATTTTGTCCACCTTTTCACGGCTTCAGAATAGGCCCAGCAAATTGTGTCGTAGTCCCTGACTTCATCGCCAGTGCGGGGGTTCATCGGTAGGCGCAGCCCATGTTCAGTCAGCGACTTTTTCATCGCCCGAATATGCCACTGCTTGAGGCTCTCCAGAAAGTTAACCTCCATATCACCTCGAAGCCATTCGACACTGGCGACACCCTGACCGCCGTTAATCTGGTTGGTATGGCGCTTAACAAAGCGATCGAGGCCAGCATCACTACCGTCACGGACGAAGCCATCGCTGTGCATAGTGCGCCAGACCGCGCGGATTTTAAGGCTTGTATCTGACGGAGAAGACATGCGACGCGGCTTCTTAGTCGGTTTAACCTTAAAGCCTTTCTCTTCCATCGCCTTAAGTACTTTTTGCAGTTCCGACTGTGACATATCGCGGCAGCTTATTTTACCGGGAATGATACTGCCCAGCATCGCGCGATAGGTTTCATCATCCAGACCCAGCGAACGGCGGGCTACGTGGATAAGTTTGATGGTATTAGCCCGCATGCTTTTCCCCCTGCATGTGATTTTCAGTGTGTTGCTGCTCCCGGATCATCAACTGCGCGGCATGCATGAGCAGCGACATGCAACGACGCAGACCAGCAGCAGCGTAGCGATTGTTAGTATCACGATCCCGGTACAGCGCATCAGCCAGCTCAAACTGCTCCTGCGCATCGGCCAGCAGGGTCGTCACAAACGGTGTACAGGTTGCTACCGGGTTGACCTCAACACCCACACGCTGGGCAAGGCGGGTAAGTGAACGAGCCTTGCTTTGCTCAATCATGTCGTTCAGACCGTTGTGACGCAGCTGCTCGATCATGATTTCAACGTCAGCCGCTTCTTCTGCAACCCGTGACGCATTGGCTTTATGGTTCACGAAGCGCACACAGCTGGCCGCCAGCTCGCTGCACTCTTCGGAAGTAGCCAGCACCTGACGGTCATATCCCCACTGCGCCAGCGCGTTATCGTAAATAAGAGGTTTATTCATGATGTATTACCCTTTTCCTGAATTCGGCGCGAACGAATCCCTGACGCACGCGCCGTTATTAATTTGAAGTTTTATTTACTGGTAATTAAAGCTTGGCTAAATCCAGCGAAATTTGCTGATAACTACCATCACCCTGGCGCTCATAAAGTCGCAAATACTGACTGGTGCCGGTCACCTGAATAGCGTCAGCAATGGCATCCATTGCTTCATTCCATTTGACATCGTCAATGTTCAACTGGCGCAGACTCAAAACCTGGTTGATATCGATTTTTCCCTGTTTGTTGACGCGGAAGGCATGATCAACCATCGCCATAATCTTCTCATCAGCGCCGACAGACCACTCACCAATGCAGTCATCAATCAGTTTTTTAGCCGCCTGGATACGCTCATCAAAGACGCGATGCTCACCTACGGCACGAACCAGCTTGTAACGACCATCGAAGCTGACCAGCGATACATTACCTTTGGTGCCGCCGTACTCCACACCATATTCAGAAGCCGAAAGGTCAATAAAGTCGGTGATTTCCTGCATGGACTCCAGTTTAAACGCAGCCAGCAGCTGGCGCTGTTGGCGGGCAGCGTCGATGATATTCATCACCACTTCGTCACGTAGCTTATCGAGCGGTTTAATTTGCGACTCGGGGACCAGATGTCCCTGCGCATTAGTGCGGTAACCCACTGGGGTATTTCCTGTATTGTTCATATTGATACCTTTAATTACGTCCTTATCCACGAAAGACGATGTTTGAAACAATGCGGCGGCTTAATTCCATTTTTTCGGCAATGATCGCAATGGATAAACCTTCTTTATAAAGCTCATTGCATAACCAGGCATCATGAGCATCTGCCGACTCAATCACCAGAGACAGACCAAGTCGTTGTGCTCGTGACTGGATGGCGCTCTGACTGCGGTTCATCCTTTCAGAAATCTGACTGAGGGTGAGTTTTCCTGCATGCTTTTCAAGCAATGCAAGTTCCTGTTTTGTCCAGGGACGACTTTTCCCGACTGCCATAATCATCTCCAGATAATCCGACAACCATTGAAACTGGCCACCCAGATAGAGCGGGAGCCACTGTTATTGCGTTCAACAATACGTACAGCACTGTGCAATAACTCAGCCGGAGGACATGACACCTCCAGAATCGGGCGGGTACGGGACTGGCGAAAGCCGGTCACCAGACAACCTTTCTGATTGAGCATGGCCTCTGTTGCCATGGCCTGCTGCACGTGGGTCGAAATCAGTTCAGGAAACATGTTTAACCTCGCAGTAACGTGGAAACATCGACGTCCAGATCCAGATCGCGAAATGCTTTCAGGATATAGGCTTCATTCACCGCTTCACCAGCACCGTGTGCAGTCATTGCAGCCAGACGTAGAGAATGGCTGAGAATACGCAGTGCACCGGGTTTCTGGGCGATTTGTTGCAGAAGCTGACGCTCTTTTTCACCCTTAATCTGCCAGGCATCTGCAATGGCAGATACGTCGGCTTTCTTGGTTTTATTGATGGCCACGCGTTTGGCAATACGGGAGAAAAGACGGGCAAATTCAACGGTACGGTTACCGCCGGTCATATTGGAATAGACACGATGATTACCCATCAGCACCAGTCCGACGCGGGTCGCCTCCTGAAGCAGGCGCAGCTCTTCCAGGGCTTCAGCGCCCAGATGATCAGCTTCATCAATAATGATGAGACCCTGAGTGCCATCAAGACGACGGCGCAGGGCGCGAGCCAGTGGGCCTTTGCGGCGTGGTGCATCATTCATACCCACCTCGTAGGCCAGTTCAGTCAGACATTCAAGAACACTGGCGCATGCCGGAGTTACTGTAATCATCCAGACGTTATCGTTGGTACGACAGTATTCACGTGCTGCCTCAGACTTACCCACACCCGGGTTACCACAAATCACGCCAATACACTCTGTCAGATGAGCGTAACGAAATGCCGTCCAGATTTGTTTCACGGTTGGCGTCTCGATAAAGCGTGGAGGCTCAGGGAATTCTGCGGCCGCGAACTGCTTGCTGACCCAGCGCTGCAGGGCTTCTTCCACACGTTCGTTATCCCCCGCATATTTACCGTTCATAAAACTGCTGAGGGTGCCGGAGGACAGGCCTGTTTCTCGAGCCACTTTATTAAAAGTCAGTCCTTTTTCGTCCACGAGGTTGCGCAGAACCCCGCGAATATCAGAGATATTCACATCAGACATAATTAACTCCATATTTTTGAATTAAATTTAAACGTGATTCAAATAACGTTTTTACGTTTATTCTGTTCCAGCATATCCAGAGAATTATTCAGGTATTCATCCTCCATATATTCCGCTTCCTCGGTTTCAGCCAGCATGACTGGCGCTGCGGTATGAGGGCGGTAGACATTCCCCTGTAACCAGTTTTCCTTCTGCGGGGCTGGCAGTGTATGGACATTCTCAGCCTCGGCCAGACGGACTTTCTCCTCGCCACGCGCTTTCATACCCTTAATGCGCTGCTGGCGCTGATGGTACTCAGCGGTAACAGGGAATGCCTGACGCTTGTTACCATCCCAGATCGCTTCGCATATAAATGAGCCATCCATGCGGCGAATAATGACTTTAGTGGCATCATGGATGTCATAATTCACAAGCACTTTATTGCCATGTTCGTGGTTGAGTTCAGACGAGTAATAAAGGTTGTTGAACAGGCGGACTTCACAGCGGCTCACGCTGCGCTCAATCTGCGGCATGAACATTTCGCGCAATTCGAGATCAGAAAGCCACTCAATTTCAGTTGCCTCTTTCTCAAGTTTGTAACGGCGAAACTGTGCCGGGGTAAAATGTTCACCATTGCCACGCTTCGGCAGCGACTCGTGCGGACGGTTGTTGTACCACTCAACACCACTCTCAATTTCGGCAATTAATGCATCCCATGAAGGCAGGTCACGCAGAGTCTGCTGCTGTTTAACTGACAGCTCCTTACCTTTGGCCACTGCGTTAGTGGCTGACATCAGAGCCTTTGTGGTGCGACGGACGGTGCTGCGGTCCGCTCCCGTGCCATAGTAAGTCGCAAACTGGCGGGAAATACGCATGGCCAGTGTACGGTTGAGGCGTTCGATGATGCCACGACCCTGCGGGTTCTCAGGAATACCCAGCCGGTGATCGATACCGAGGCGGGGAAGAATACCCGTGATGTCGGCATCAAACGTGTTATTAGTCTCGCCGCCACCATTATCAGAGTAATACAGGAAAGGTTTCCCGTTATTCTTAATACCGTGGCGCATGGCATCAGCAACCGCAATCACGCTTTCCGAAAGCGCAAGGCTCCAACCGACGATATATCGGCAGCAACCGTCCAGGATGAATGTCACCTCAGGGGAGAACGGGTTACCGTGATCGGGGTGCGCTACTTTCATCTTCATCCCGTGGCCATCACCAATCCAGACATAATTGACGGGCAGAGATTCCCAGTCACGGCGGACAAAACCTTCGTACTGTCTGAACTCGCTGCCCGTCACGCGACCTTTTTGCTTTACCACTATCGGCAATTTATCCATCGCGTAACACACCTGATCGTAAGAGGGCATTGCAGCAATCATCACCATGTCCCCCTGGAAACGCTCTGACCATTCAATGGCAAAATCATCATAGGCCTCCTGAATGCCGCGACCATCAGGGCGACGGTAGAAGCGCAGGAACTCAGGCAGCCACTTAATCTCTTCTGGTTTCACACTCTGACGCTTACCCGGGGCCAGTAACATCAGACGTTCGGCGGGGGTATTCGCTTTATTGAAATCTGCCAGCCAGCGTTTCAGCGATATCTCACTGAGGGAGCGCGATGCCCCTTTCTTGGCGTTTGCTGCCGCTGCGGCATCTGCCAAGCGCTGGGGTAATTCTCCGGCCTGTGCCTGACGCACGATTTCACGCAGCGCTTTCGCCCGGGTAAAGCCCGGCAATTGCCCCAGACGAATCACCTCAGCAACCAGCGCCATTCGTGCATCTGCCGTTAATCTCTGTGCTGATGTCAGTGAGCCCAGTTTTTCCTCCATCAGTGCGGGGCACTTGCGGTATACCGCAATTTTGCTCTCGTCACTGCCTTTGGCGTTAGGTGCTGTTACCTCAGCTGCAGGAGTATCACCTGGCTGCGTGGACAGCATGGCTTTAACCTGACGGGCACGCAGGATTTTTTGTACATCCTGTGGCAGGCAGTCGATGTGGTATTCAAATGCCTTGGTGCCAGGGCGTTTACGAACAAGATCCGGGGTGTTACCCACAATTTTTTTCAGGCTGTATCTCAGCCCCTGCTGGGTCGCTGGCAGTCCCGGAAGACCAGCCAGTTCACTGATGGTCACGTACATGTCACTAGTCCTTGTTGTAACGGTCTGGCCAGATTAATGCGGGATCTACATTGAGAGCATCGGCAATGATGCGCTCGCCTTTTGGGTAGGGCCGCGCCAGTGCATTTTTCAGTGTGTCTGGCTTCAGGCCAACGCTGACGGAGAGTCCACGTAAGGTCAGCTTGCGCTTATGAAGCTCACCGACAATGTCCACGTTGTGCCAGCCTCGTGCGGGAATGACTTCATTTCTTTCCAT